TGACCTGATTATAAAAAGCCGTCTCCTTCATCTTCCACTCGAAGCCACGGAAGCGAGACCCCTTGTTCCGGACGATGACACTGCCAAGTTTGGTAAAATTCTCTCGAAACTTGGGAAGGTCAATATCTTGAAGAAATTTAGAGATCATGGTGATGGTCGTGATCCGGACCCACGAAGGCACAGGTCGCGCCGGGTCCTGGATGAGCTCTTGCCGGATCGCGTGAAGTTTCTGGATGTACGGAAACGAATCCATGGTTTGACTTGATCTTAAGGCGCTTTAGGTCTTTATGGCCCGGACAGGACCTATTTTTTTGCCCGGGCGCTGGCTTTTGATTTTTTGACGATATTTGCGAGGGGCGTCCGCAGAATGGCAGCCTTCACGACCTTCTGGTAGTACTTCTTGAGGCGGTTCTCATTCTCGTGAATGTTGTTCGTCTTGGTGACGTCATGGGCGACCAGAGAAATCAGCTTGCGCTTCTTGACCGACTTGATGACGCGCTGGAGTTCGGCCACGCGAGGCCCCTTGGGCTTGGCGCGCCGACCACCGCGCTTACGCGTCGCCGCCTTGCGTGCGCGAGTCGCTCGGGTTTGCGAGAGGGTGTTGAGGCCCTCGAGCGCGTTGACGGCGTTCGTGGGGCCGCCTAGCCGCCGGACGGCCTGGACCGCCACGGGGCTCGCGCCCTTGATGTTGACGGCCATGGCGATGTTGCCGCCAGTCTCGTTCAGAATCTCGGCCGCCTTGGCGATCTCAGGTGCACCACCCGGGACGGCCGCGACGGTGTTCATAGCGGCGTTGATGCCGCCGGCCGCGCGAATCGCGTTGTTCTGATTGTTCGGCAGTGGCGGCATCCCGCCGTTTACGCCGTTCCCGACCGGTGGAGGAGGCGTTGTCCCAGTGCCGCCACGCATGCGGCGGCGGCGCATGATCTCCTCACGCTCCATTTCTTGGCGGCGGTTCTGGGCGGCGACGCGCCGCTCGTAATTGTTGCTGGGCTCGTTACGGCGGCGGCTGTACGTCTCCATGCGATGCTCGTAATTGCGATTTGATTCGCCGTTACGACGGCGCGAGCGACTGATCCGGCGCTCGTAGTTCTCGTTCGTTTCGTACGTACGACGTTTTGTGTTTGAGAGTCGGCGGCGGTATTCCTGGTCAGACTCGCCACGGCGCCGCCCGACGCCCTCTTCTTCGCGAATGTTGTTCGAGGCCCGTCTGTTCTCGACGGCGATGGCCGCGAGCAAATTCCGGTTGTCGTATCCCAGCTTCAGGTCCGACTTGAGATCGGTCAGACGGCGCCGCGCCGAGTTCGGGCTCTGATTACGACCGACCCGCCGAATCTCTTCGAGGACCATGGTCGTGAGTTTGGCCCGACCATTGAAGCCGGTGGGGACCATGCGAAGAAGCTCACCCATACGGCGGGCGCGTTGCGTGTTCGTCATACCCTCCAGGGCGGCGAGCTCCTGGTCCAGTTTTTCAGCCAGGTCGGAATTGGACGGCCCATTCTTTTGGCCGCGCTTGGCGAACATATTCTTGATATTCATGTTCGAATAGTTTCCAGGGCCGAGCGCTTGTTGAAACTCACGCTCAAGGAGATTCGCCGTCCCGGGAGTCGGGGGCTTGGTCCCATTCAGAACCGCCCGTGGGTAATAGTGGTGGATGATCTGCGTGACGAGAGTTTGTCTGCGCGCGTTCTTCACGGACGCCTTGAGGGCATTTAATTCGCGCTCGAGTTTTGCGAGCCGAGCCTTGGTCGCACCCAGCGACTCTATCTCCTGCGCAGTCGTGACAACCTGCTTCGCCGGGGGCCAAAGACCCTTGAATCTGTTCCAGAACGAGAGCTTTTTGGGCCCCTGGTTCGCCGGGCGCTGGTTCGCCGGGCGCTGGTTCGCCGGGCGGGGTTTCCGCCCAAGAATTCTATTCAAAAGCGAAGGCTTTTTAGGCCCCTGCGTCTGGGCCTGGGCCTGGCGCTGCGTCTGGGCCTGAGCCTGGGCCTGGCGCTGCGTCTGGGTCTGGGTCTGGGCCTGAGCCTGGCGCTGGTTCGCCGGGCGGCGCATCATATTCATGAATCGCCCAAATGGGCCCTTGGCGGGTTGCGTAGCCGCGGCGGCCGCGGCGGGTACGGCGCCACCTCGTCGGAACCAAGACGGGAACGTGAATGAGGGAAATTTCCCGGGCTGTTTGAGAACGGCCTGCTGCTGCGGAGACGGTAGGGCCAGGAATTGCTGGCGCTGCGCGGCCGGTAGAGCCCCGACGGCCTGGCGAGCGCCGACGGCCCCTACGACGATGTTCGTAAGCTGGCGGCCTATGTTGGCGACGCGACTCGGCATGTTCGCTGGCGCCGTCGCGTTAATAACGCGCGCAGCCTCCTGCGGCTTCACGGCACCGGTTACGATGGCGAGGAGACCCGCGGCCACTTCAGGCGGCGCGTTCTGACGGATCGCCTCCTGAACGTTGTCACCACCAAATCCTGAATAGGTTTTCTGAACAAATTCGAAACGAGGCACGTTTCCATTACGCAGAGGGCCCTCGACGGGGCGCAAAACCCATCCCTTGTACGAGCCGTTCTTGGCATTCTGACCGACGCGGCGGAACGTCGGCGCGTTTGGCGTCCCGAACACGTACCCACGGCGTTGACCGGCATAGTACGCGTTACCTATGGCGTTCGCCGGACGCGCGTTACCACCCCCGGTCGCAGGGGGTCCGGGTAGGCCCCGAAGGGCCGCGGCCACGTTGGCGTTAGATTGATTTCTCTGGGAAAGAATACTCACAATTATATCTTTAATTTCTCCTGCGACGTTTGTTTTCCTAGCCGCCTGTGCAAGGGCCGGCACAGGGGCCGCGGCCAATATAGGTGCGGCGGCAGCTGGTTTTACCGCGCCTCTTATTACGGCTGAAAGGGCCGTGACTAAGCCTGGGTCGCTCATTGTACTACTAGGGGTCAAGAGAAAAAACATGTCCTGTCAGGGTCAGGGTTTCGGTCGGCGCCCGTTTTTTCACCCGAATGCAAATGCTCAAGACGCGCCTCATCTCTCCTTACCAACACGAGGGCCTCCGGTGGCTCGTCGACCGCGAGCTCGACCGGACCAAACCAGGTGGGTTCCTTTGCGACGAGATGGGCCTCGGTAAGACGGTCCAGCTCATCGCGACCATGCTCGTCAACCCCAAGCCGCGGACTCTGGTGATCGTTCCCAAGTCTATCGTCGGCCAGTGGTGTGACGAGATTGCGCGGTTCGCTCCGAGCCTCACGACCTGCTCGTTCGACGGGGCCAAGCGGGCTCTGCCGGCCAAGCTGCCTGACGTGGTCGTGGCGCCTTACTCGATTCTGGCTCAGCGGCCAGGGTCGCCGGCGTGCCCTCTGCTCTCGGTCCAGTGGGACCGCGTCATCCTGGACGAGGGCCATGAGATCCGCAACCGCAAGAGCAAGGTCCACATCGCAGCCGCGGCTCTCCAGGCGCCGATCCGCTGGATCGTGACCGGCACGCCCGTCTTCAATTCGGTGAAGGATTTCGTGGCTCTGTGCGGCTGGGTCGGCATCCCCAAAGAGGTGGTCCAGGGTTACACAGACATTGTGCGGTCCAAGTACGTCCTGCGCCGGACCAAGACTGACGTGGCAATGCACAACAAGCGCCTCGAGCTGCCGCCGTGCGATTTCCAGAATATCGAGATGGAGATGTACCCCGAGGAGCGCGATCTGTACCGGGACGTCTTCGGCAAGGGCCAGGAGATTGTCAAGCACGTGTTCAAGACGGGGACGCAGAATCTGCATCAGATGGAGCTGCTCGAGTGCCTCCTGCGCGTCCGGCAGGTGATGACGTGGCCTCAGCTGTACCTGGACGGCATCGCACTCAAGGAGGAGTCGGACCCGGAGCCTTGGCTCGGGCGCTCGCGCAAGATGGAGACGCTGATGGAGCAGATCCGGTCGCACCCCAAGGAGAAGGCGCTGGTCTTCACGCAATTTATGGGGGAAATGGACCGGATTCAGGAGCTGCTGACCGAGAACGGCAACCCCATCTTCCGCATCGACGGCTCCGTCACCAAGGAGGCGCGCGACGCGCAGATCGCCCAGTTCAAGGCTGGTCCGGTCAACTCGGTCTTCCTGATTCAGATCAAGGCGGGCGGTGTCGGCCTGAACCTGCAAGAGGCGACGCGCGTCTACATCACCTGCCCGGCCTGGAATCCGGCGACCGAGCTGCAAGCCATCGGCCGCGCCCATCGCACTGGTCAGACGCAGAAGGTTGTCGTGAGGCGTCTGATCTACGCGGGTGAGGACGGCGTCGAGCCGCTGCCTTCCGTCGAGCAGTCCATCATGCACCTCCAAGAGGGCAAGGCCAAAGTGTGCGCCGAGATTCTCAACGACCCCCGGCTCGAGTCGCAGGTGCCAAACGCAACGCGGACCAAGATTACTATTCACGCGCTCAGGAAGATTTTCGCAGTGTAATATAAAATGACTACCGGTTCTCGCGCCCAAGTGTTCCACGGCAACGCCGACCAGACCGCAGGCGGCCTCAAGAAGAAGGACCTGAAGATGATCAAGGGTGAGATCGTCTCCAAGGCCAAGGCCAAGACCGAGAAGAAGAACCCCTGGATAAAGGCGGTCGCCAAGGCCAAGAAGGACCTCGGCATCAAGGGCTTCGCGCTGGTTCAGGGCCCGCTGCTGACGAAGGCCCGTGAGATTTATTCTAAGTGAATAGTAAATGCCGGACACGTCTATACTTATGTACGCGTGCGTCCTCTTGTCCGCCGGCGTGTTCGGTATAGCCGCGTCGTCTATCGGTATTCAGGCGTTCAATAATTGTGCCGACTGGAAGAATAAGAAGGCTATGAACTTCAAGTTCCTCGTCACGGCGCTCGTCATGGCGATCCTCAGTACACTCATTTCCTTCGGTGGTATGTACACTGGAATTACTAAACCTGTTTAATTTCTACCTTAAATTTATAAATGAAATCCAAGTCCAAGTCCAAGTCAGGACCTCTGCCAAAACCAATAGCATTGATCTTGGCAAATCTCCGTAAAATTTTCGGCGGTAAAAAGTAAGTGATGCGCCTGTCCGAATCCAATTATCGTTTCCTCAAGCGCCTTCTGACGAAGCGCACCAACAACAACAACAACAACAACAACTCGCCGCGTCGCGCCACCAGGACCAGCGGTCGCCGCACCGAGAAGACCAAGTACCTGAACGGGAGCATGCGTCGGGTATACAAAAACACGAATCGGAATCGTCACTTTGTATACACGGGGCCCGAGAACCACAAGGTCCGGACGTATACGGAGATTTTCGCGTTCAAAAACGATTGGAACCAGGTCCGTCGGATCGCCAGGGCGGGCGCCTCGAACGGCGGGCGCCGACGCCCAGCAGCAGCAGCCCCGCGCGGCAGAAATTATCGCGGCAGATACTAAATGGCGCCATCGTCCATGGCCCTTCTGGGTCTGGTGCGTAAAGCGAACCGCGCCATAATCAAGCGTCTGCTGGCAAAAAAGCACAGACGCCCTGTTTCAGCCCGCCGACCGGCCCGGGCGGCTCGGCCACGGACGGCTCGGCCACGGACGGCCCCAAGGTTTTGAGCTGATAGATACGGATAGTCAGCCCCCAATTTCCATTGAAAAAGTAGGTCGAGTCGACATCGATGATGCACTGGACCTCATGCGCCCTAAACAGCCCTTCCCGAACCTCCGGGCAGACCTGTTTTGAATTCTCATCAAAAACGTACACGGCATCGTCCACCTTGAGACGCAGCGAGCCCTCTTTGAGGTTCGAGTTGAAGGGCGCGTGGAGACAGAGATGCGTCTCCAGATCACGCCACCACGCGACAAACTCGGTGTTCCGGATATCGACGTTCATGCTTTTGTAAGCCGAGACGCCCCAGTTACACCAGGCCCGCGGGATCTGGAACCGGAGCGGACCACCCTGGTACCGAAACCTGGACTTGTCCTTGAGTCCCGGTGTGATCTCGATGAGGTTTTTATCAACCTCGGACCATAACACCATAATAGAATTAAATGCTCGCCCTTTTTAAGTACTTCATGGGTCACACCATCAAAGGCCAAACTCCGCGGCATTATCGCCCGAGCGCTACCCGACGCGTCTCTGGCCTATCGCCCATTAACGAGCGATCCAGCGCAGAGAAGCACTGGAACAAGCTGCGTCAGTCCGTGAAACTCTCTTCGCAGTCGCGCGCGCAGAAAGCGGCTGCACGCGCTCGGAACTCCAAACTGCTCGCGCTCGTCACAAGACTCGACAAGGAGACCGAAAAAGTGCAAAAGTATCACGCGGCCCAAAAGAAGCGCCTGTATAATCAGGCCAAGGCTCTCAATGCCCTTCGAGACCCGAATTATGTGAACGCCAAGAATACGGCTCTAAAAATTCACAAGAAGGCCCTGGCCAAGCTCCACGGCATGCGAAATATGGTGGTTAGCGAGCTTGTCCGCAACTCGACGAGTTCGCAGATTCGCCGTAATCTGTACGCCAACGGCTTGCGGCGCGGCCGTCACGGCACGTCCCAAAACAACTGGCAAAACTGGCCTAATAAGTTGTGGCACACGACTGAACGGCGGAATCAGGTGAACCAGTTTTTCAAACAGGCGTCACGTGCTTGAAGAAAAGTTTAGGGCCCGCGCCAGACCCGACCCCCGGAGCAGCACGCGCATTTCGGTCGCCCAGTGATCATTGGTCACACACGAATGAAAACTCCCGTTGCGCGACGTGACCTCAATCATATGTTCGTCTTCGGTATCGTTAAAGACCCACAAGCCGGCCGTGTGATAGTTCAGTTCTATTGGGCGTCTAATGATATGAGATCCTGGTACATGAAAGTTGTGGAGTGACTTTGTTTCTAAATTATAAATGAGTCCGTCGTGAGACTTGAGAAGGTACCAGAGCCGCCAGGACTTTGCCTCATCAAGTTTCTTTGGCTTAATTTTAAAAAACAATTGAGTGTCGATCGATGGATCTGAACATTCAATTATTTTTTGAATCAATTCTGTCGGTAAATTACTCCATATTTTTGGATCCATTACTTCTTGCAGTTTTTATAAGGCGCACAACTTGCACGCATAGTGAATCCCTTTATGGTACCCATGAGGCACATGAGTTTGGAGAATTTACGAGGTAAATTGAAGACCTTCTTATTCGAGCCCCGCTGGCATTTTTTGTTCTTGGGCCCGGTCCGACAACACGACTTCATCTTGAATTTAGTTTTGAAATTAACCGGAGCACATGGCACATGACTCGGGATTTTCACGCGAGCACGCCAGGATATCCTCCTCTGTAGGCTTGGCGGTCGCAACTGGCACGGTCACCTGCTGGGCCCGAGCCTTGGCGCGTGTTCGCAAATAGTACATGCCCGTCTTGAGACCCTTCTTCCATCCGTACAGGTGCATACTCGACAGCTTGGCCAGACTCGGGTTCTCCATGAAGATGTTGAGCGACTGGGACTGGTCGATGTACGCACCGCGGTCGGCCGCCATGTCGATGACCGACTTTTGCGGAATCTCCCAGATGGTCCGGTAAATGGCCTTCAGCTCTTCCTGGATGTCCAGCGCTTGTACGCTCCCACCGGCTCGCACAATTTCATTCTTAATTTGAGGGTTCCAGCGATTGATCTTCTGAAGATCCCGGACCAGGTGCCGGTTAATCATGACGAACTCGCCGGCCAGGGTCCGGCGCAGGTAGATGTTGGTCGTGTACGGCTCGAAAGCCTCGTTGTTCCCCATGATCTGGGCGGTCGAGGCGGTCGGCATGGGTGCGACCAGTAGAGAATTCCGAAGACCATGCGTCTTGATCTCGACCTTTAGGCCGTCCCAAAATTCATTCGCCGCGATCCCCCACATGTCCGGTTGAAGGATACCCTCGGACGCCGGCGACCCCTTGAACGTCTCGTAAGATCCCTCCTCCTTGGCGAGTTCGCATGACTCGAGCAGGGCCGCGTGGTACACAGCCTCGAAGATGCCCTTGTTGAGCTCGCGCGCCTTGGTCTCGTCGAACGAAAGGCCGAGCATCATGAAGACATCGGCCAGGCCCTGGACGCCGATAGCGATCGGTCGGTGGCGCATGTTGCTCTTTCGGGCCGCCTCGGTCGGGTAAAAGTTCCGATCGATGACGCGGTTCAGGTTACGCGTGACGACCCGAGTCACCTCGTACAATTTGGCGAAATCAAAATGATTTCCTTTGATGAAAGTCGGTAGGCACAGCGATGCCAGGTTGCACACGGCCGTCTCGTCCGGGCTAGAAACCTCGATGATTTCTGTGCACAAATTAGACGACTTGATGGTGCCGATGTTCTTCTGGTTGCTCTTCTCGTTACAGGCGTCCTTGTAGCACATGTACGGCGTCCCGGTCTCAACCTGACTCTTGAGAACGCCGTCCCAGATGTCCCGGGCCCGGACAACCTTCTTGTACCGACCCTGTGCGACGTACGTCCGGTACAACTCGTTGAAAGCCTCCCCATAGACATCGGGCAGGCCCGGGCACTCGTGCGGGCACATCAGGTGCCAGTCCTCGTCCTTCTCAACCTTCTCCATGAAGAGGTCCGGGATCCACAGGGCCGTGAAGAGGTCGCGGCAACGCATCTCCTCGTCACCCTGGTTCAGACGCAGCTCGAGAAAGTCCATGATGTCGGCGTGCCACGGCTCCAGATAGATGGCGAACGAACCCTTGCGCTTGCCGCCGCCCTGGTTGACGTACCGGGCCGTGTTGTTGAAAACTCGGAGCATGGGCACGATGCCGTCGGCGACGCCGTTCGTCCCGTTGATTCGTGTACCGCTCGCCCGAATGTTCGAGCAGTGGATTCCGATGCCCCCGGACCACTTGGAGATGTGCGCGCACTCCTTGAGCGTCTCGTAGATGCCCTCGATCGAGTCGTCCTTCATAGCGACCAGGAAGCAGCTCGACATCTGTGGGTTGTTCGTACCGGCGTTGAAGAGGGTCGGCGTCGCGTGCGTGAAGAACTTTTGGCTCATCAGATCGTACGTCTCCTTGACGCGCGGGAGGTCGTCGCCGTGGATGCCGACCGCGACGCGCATGAAGAGGTACTGGGGCGTCTCGCCGACATTCAGGTAGCCCTTCTGCAGGGTCTTGATCCCGAAGTACCCGAAGAGGTAGTCGCGCTTTGGCTGGATTACGGCGTCCAACTCGAGCGCGACGCACTTCATGAAGTGGTCCGAGACGATTCCCTTGACGTGCAGAGCGACCATGGCGTCGCTGAAAGTCTTGGGGCTCGTCTTCTGCATGTTTGATACGGTCACGCGCATGGCGAGCGTCTCGTAGTCCGGGTCTTCCGTAATCATACCGACGGCGACCTCGGCCGTGAGATTGTCGATTTCGGTCGTGGAAATCCCATCGTACATACTCGTGAAGACCTTTTGGGCCACCTTGTCCGGTTGGACCTTGAGGGGCTCGAACTCGGGCGCCTCATTTAGTTTTGAAATTCTCTTGGTGACTTTGTCGAAGAGCATAGGCACTTCATCTCCCGAGCGCTTGTAGACCTTCATTGTATTTTTAGGGCTTGTTTTTTTTATCCGGTAGTGTTAATGGCGTCAAAGTACCTACCTTCCCCGCTCGCCGACGCCTTCTTTTCGGACTTTAACAAGGAAACCATCCAGGACCAGATCGCCTCGGCCATCAAGGACAAGACGGGAGTCGAGCTCCAGCGTCAGAGCTATTCTGACCTGGACGCCCTCATGAAGCGTGTCTACGTCAACATGAAGAAGGACACGAACTCGAACGTCCGCCAGCAGGTCGACGACATGAATGGGCGCGTCACCGAGGAGGCGACCGGTACCATCAGCACGGGTCTTTTGCAGCAGATTGTGTACCTGCGCGACATTTCGCGGAACGCCGTCCCGCTCGAGGTGCCCGTGAGCACGAGCACGTACGGAAATAAAATACCGAGTAATTTCAAGATTGGGTTCTAAATGGCGAACGCCGGTGCCCCTTCCAAAGTGCCGACCTATTTGGTTACCATGTGCGTCATCTATTGCATCGTCCCGTTATGTACTTGGTGTATGGCCCGTATGATTTGTGGATGGGGAATCCCGAAGGACTCGGCAGAACTCGCCAATAATGTGAAGTGCAACTTGGGAATGCGATGGCTCAGCTCCTTCATCAATTGCATAGCTTGTCTCATCGGTTGTTACTACATGTATACGATCTTCTCGGCTCCGTGAATTTTAAAATCAAATAGTACTAAATGAGAGCCCTCGATGATATCCTCTTCGGGTTCCTCGTCTTCTTTGCGATAGAGCGAGGCATCCGACTTTTCAGCAATTCGGTCATCGAGCCATGGGCCGAAAAGAAGACTTCGGACAGGGGAATTATCGATAACTGGAAGCTCGCGGCTGAGCTGGCAGCGCTCATGCTCGCGGCCATCTTTGTGTACCGGTACAAAGCGTTCGTCGGTCGGTTCAATACCAGATAAGAAACATGGGCGTTTGATACTCAATGAATAAATATCGCGACGAGACGGCGACCATGTGCAAGCAAAAGGGCTGGGACAAAGCCCCGGTGAGTATCGTATGGATGCTACTCAACGAGGAGATGGGCGAGCTCGCCTCGTCGATCCGTCAGAACCAGCGCATCTACCGCAAGACGGGCCTCAAGAAGGACCGGGGTACAGACATCACCATGGAAATGGGCGACGTGTTCAGTTATCTGTTCCAGTTGGCCCATATGTTGAATGTCGACCTAGACACCATGTGGGAGATGCATCGCGTCAAGATCCAGACGAAGACGTACAAGGAAAATAATGTAAATGTTTAGTAATAGGATGGCGTCAGCCTCGATGATCGATGACCGCCTCCAGATAGACGGCTTCAACCCCTACGTTTGGTCCGGAACTTTTGGCGTCCCCAAGGACGGGTTCCCGAAGACATGGTTTATCGACGGCTCATACACGACCCAGATCGACGAGGCGCCGACAAAGTACGACGATCCCCCTCTCGGCGCCAACGATCCGGGTCGGAACCTCTCAGGGCCCATGTACTTAAAGACGGCCCAGACGAGCCCGGCGCCGTTTCTGGGGTACCCGGCGCGCAAGCTCGAGTACTCGGACGGCACGGTCTCGTGGTTCAGGCCGGGTGCCAAGTGGCCATGGATCGGTCAGGGTGGCGAGTCTGACGGGTACACGATCAAGCTGCAGGGCAAACAGCAGAATCAGCAGATCCTGTTCTGGCTGGCTCTGTTCGCCCTGGTCGCATTCCTTTTCACTAGATTGCGGAGATCTTAGGGGCGACGACCTTCACTAATTTCTTTGACAAATTATCTCTTTCAATTTTAGTCCGTTCATCCAGCTTGGGGCACATGTGAACCTCAAGTTGAATGCACCGCGCGCAATAGTCCCCGGCGCACTCCCGGCATTTCAGGATCCTGTTCTTATGAGCGCACTTAGGAACCACCCCCAGAGCCTCCATCAGAGAGTCCTGGACATTCATCTACTATTTCACATACAATTTGATTCTTAAAGTCCCATGGCACCGGGTCGTCCACAATCTCACAGAGGCCTTTGGCTCGCCCTTGGACTATACGTTCCCAGGCGGCGCGCATGGCCGGAAGGTTCTTCTCGAACCAGGACCGGTCCCGGACGACCCGGACGACGACAAACTCGGGCTCGGCGCCTTCAACGCTCGCCGGCCGGTACTGAACAAAGTCACACTCCTCGAGGTCCGTGATTTCAAGCTGAAGTTGAACCTGGGGCAGGTAGTGCTTGGGGACTTTCGGCTCGATCTTACGGGTCAGAGGGCACTTGATCTCGATCAGGAGCCCGTCCTCGGTGACGCCGTCGGGCGACGCCCCGAGCCAATGATGCTCGCGGTGCCGGACCAGGCCGATCTCGTGCGACTTGCGTCCGGTCCGGGCGTCATAAAGGTCCCGGACCATCGGCTCGAGGAGGGTCCCGTGGGCCGTCGCGGCGTTCCCGGCCCACTTGGTCTTGAGAACCTTCTTTTTTATGAACGCGTCGACGCTTTCGTATCGATTATCACCGATCGCGCTCGCA